AGTTGCTAACAGCACCAGAACTTTAACTGAATCGGTCAAAGAACTAGCGACAGATTTTGGAACTTTACTTCTTCCAGTTGCTTCTAAAGTTATTGCTAAAGGACAACAATTAGTTGATTTTTTTAGAAATTTAAGCACCGAACAAAAAGAAACTATCATTCAAGTTGCTGGAGTTGTTGCTGTTGTAGGTCCTACTTTAGTAGTTTTTGGAAAATTAGTAACAATTTTAGGAACGGCAACTAAGGCTTTAAGAGCTTTTAATTTAATGATGGCGGCTAATCCAGCTGTTTTAATTGCTACTGCAATAGCTGGTGTGGTTGCGGCTATTGTGTTTTTTGCAACTTCTTCTAGTGAAACTGCAATAAAAGTTAGAAATGCTTTTCGTAAAATGGCGAATGGAGTTCTTAATGCTCTTAATTTAATGATTGAAGGACTTAACTTTTTTAGGGACGAACAAAATAAAATTAAACCAATTGAACCTTTTAAGTTAGAAGAACCATTAAAAGAAACTGCGAATGCGGCTGAAGAAGCTACTAAGGCTGTTAAAGATTTACAGAATACAACTAACAACTTTAAACCTTTCCAGCCTTTAAAATTAAGCGAAGACCAGAAAGGAACTGGAAGAAAGACTGAAGCGAGAGAAATTACTTTAATGCCTAAAATAGACCCAAAAGCTATCGAGCCAATAAAAGCTACAACAGACGTAATTACAGAAAATTTCTATAATGCAACTGAAGCCGCAGAAGATTTAAAAAATAAAATGGAAGAAACAGCTAATGTGGCTGGAAGTGCTTTTATGTCTATGGCTGACAACTCGGAAGCTTCACTTGGGGAAATGGCGGCTGGGGCGGCAAATGCGGCTAGGGAAATAATTAAGATTGAAGCGGCAAAGGCTGTGGCTGGTTTTGCGTCTTCTATTTTTGTTAGTGTTCCTTTCCCAATTAACTTAATGTTAGCGGCGGCGGCTGGAGCGGTAGCTGGTAGTTTATTCGCAAAAATTATTCCTCCATTTGCTGAAGGAGGTTTAGTTTCTGGAGCTACTTTGGGAATGGTTGGAGAAGGTCGAGGAACGTCAATGGTTAATCCAGAAGTTATTGCACCGCTAGACAAACTTCAAGGAATGTTAAATCAAGGTGGCTCAACGGAAGTTTTTGGAAGAATAAGCGGTTCGGATATATTGCTTTCAAGCGATAGAGCTAGAGGAAATAGAAAAAGAACGAGAGGAAACTAATGGGATATTTTATAAGAAATACAGCTGAATTCCAAAATGAACTTGGAAGACATTACAAAGTAATTATATTTGACAACACTTTATCTGGAGATTCTTCGGACACATTTACTTTAAGCAAAAGAGGATTCGACCTCACTTATGAAACTGAGGACCGCACTAGGTTTACTGGTTTGATTCCTAGCAACGTTGAGTTCGATATAGTTACAACAAGCGTTGCTGATGAAACTTTGGCTTCAGACATTAAAGGAGCGGCTTTTGGAAGGTTCTTAATTAGAATAGATAAGTCAGACGACGGCGGTTCAACATACGCTCGTTGGTGGTGTGGAAATATACTTTCAGACGTTTCTTCAAATCCAGACTTATCATTTCAACAGCACCCAAGTTTTACATTTACAGCAACTGACGGACTGGCTGAGCTGGTAGATGTTAGGCTCGATGACAATACAACTTATGCTTCTATTAATACCTTAACTCCTTTTGTTGATGTAATTATTTCTAGTTTAAAAAATGATTTAGATAGTTCAGTTTTTTGGAATGCTACTGGGACTGGACATAGATTCCTCAGAACAATGGTAAATTGGTACACGGACAATATGCCGACTCCAGCTTCTAACATAGACCCACTTAGACAATCTGGTAGCATATTTAGAGCTTTTAGAGAAGTTGAAAACGGAACTGAAGTAACTATCAGTTCTTATGACGCTTTAGACAGAATATGTAAAGCTTGGGGGGCTAGATTGTTCTTAGCTGACGGACGTTGGAACTTCACTCAGAATAACGCTTATACTCAAATGGCTTCTGGTGGCGGTCAATGGAGAAGGGACTACTACAAACAAGACAATGACGTCATTGCTTCCGATTCAACAGATTACAGATACTCAGTCAGTAATGTTTTAACTGGTGGTTCTTTTGACGCTTTGCCCCCAGTTCAAAGTGTGGTTGTTCCTTATAACTTCCTTTTTGATTTGGACTTTATTTCAATTCCTTACGTTCTTTGGAATACTTGGATAAAAGGAGAAGTTCCCGATTTCGGTTCTCCAAGTGCTACTCAACATAAAACAATTGCAACGGCTTTAGAAAGAGATATGGGAAGTATTTCAGCGGCTACGAATGCACGTATTGAATGGAATTTAAAATTTAGACCTAAATTTTTTGGAAATCCTTCAACTTCTTTAGTTGAACAATGGTCTCCACATAATAGCTCATATAATTATTTAGCTTGTTTCGTCAATGCTTATTTAAAGCTTGTTGGAGATTCTGGAAAACATTATTATTTAGGAATGTCTGGTTCAGCTTCATTTTTAACTTATACTCAAAATAATTCAATTGGCAATTATGAATGGATTGAGTCAGGAACTACTGCAAGTCCTTCAGTACCTAATCAAATGAATTATAATCTTAAAAGAATCTCACTAGGTAGTTTTGGATATTATAAAGTAAACAGCATTTTACCTTCTGGGAATAACGTTACTGAAATAAGTGGAACTTCAGTTGCTGGGCTTGGTGGTTCTGGTGGTTCGGCTTTAGACGCTATTCCAGAAGACGGAACACTTTTTTTAGTTGCTTACGCTCAATTTAAATGGATGTTAGCCTATAATGCTCCAGCTAGTACTGGAATAGATGTAAGTGGAACAATGCTTCCAAGTGGAACTTCTTCAGCTGGAACTAATACTGGAATAGACGGACTTGCTGTTGCACTTCCAGTTATAAACGACCAAACTGAATTCTTTAGGTATGTAGTGGACGGTTCTGGAACTAGTATTAATGAATTTACTTCGACTCAAGGAACAACAGTTTCAAACACTATTTTAAAAACTGAAGAAGTATTTTTTGGAACTGGTCCAACGGCTTTAAGTAATACTAAAGTAATAGTTATCACTAACGTTTCTGGTGGTGTTTTAACTCCCATAACTTTTGATGACGGAACAACAGCGACTTGGCAAGTTTATCATCAATCAACTGGAGACGGAGTTACTGGAAGACTTTCTAAAATATTAGGAAAAGAAATTTTGGCTGGAAGAAAAACTCCTTGCGATATTTTTAACGGAACAATAAGAGACAAAGATTATGAGTACTTTAATGCACCAACAAACATAAGTGGCTCTAAAGTTTTTGTCCCTCAACAAATGACATTCAATGCTGAAGCTGGAGTTTGGTCTGGACAATGGATTGAAGCTTCGGTTGACATAACAGCTCAAGCTTATTCAACAAGC